GCGGATGAGGTCGAGAAAGCTTTCGAGAAAAAGATCCAGATCCTAAACAATCACATTGATGATCAGGAGCAGATCCTCGAGAGCCGAGCTAATACGATCGAGATCTATGAGAGAGTGATCTCTAAGCATGAGAAGGAGATCGAGGCGCTGGATCTGGTGGTTAAACATCAACAAGAGAGGATCGATCATGACGAGAGCGAGATGCAAGAGCTGGGATCCAGAATAAAGAGCAGAGATCAAATCCTAGATTACCAACAGAAAAGCCTCGAGAGCATGAGCGAAAAGATCCGAGAGCTGGAGGAGCAGCTGAACAGGTTCGCGATCTTAAACGCGGCGAAAGATCAATCACTGACGGAGCTGGGATCTTTAATAAAGAGTGCAATCGAACAAGAGAGCGAAGAGCGCGAGCAGCTGCGGGATCATTCTGATCGATATGATGATTTGCATCGAGACCAGAGAGATGAGGAGAGAGATTTCGAAAGATCTCTCGAGCAGCTGGAGGATCTATCATGAGAGATCACGAGACCCCAGAGATCGAGATCGAGCGCAAGATCCTAGAGACCACGTGCGCTGGGTTTCTAAATATGGTCAGAGAGAAGCTTTCCAGAGATGCACTAGAGGAGGCAAACGAGAATGATGATCCCGAGAGCTATTCCCAGCGATTTAATGATTTCTTGTACCAGCTGATCGAGGATTGCCAGATCCTACATAATAATCCGCTGGAGATTGAGCTGAGATTTAAGAAGCAGGAGGATCGATCATGAGCAGCTGCCAGAATATGATCGAGAGCTGGATCCCTTATCGATATGATTATCGAAAGATCGAGACCAAATGCGGCAACACAGATCCGAGAGGCGATCTTGCTTTATGTCCAGATCATGAGCACGAGAGAGAAGAGCGAGAGGCTCGAACGGATTATTGCAGATCTCTAGGTTTCGATATGTAGCAGATCGATCCCCAGATCATGAGAGAGAGCGCCTTGAGCGCTCTTTTTTATTGTCTGGATTGTTTCCCAGCTGGAGCACAAACGCACCAGATCGAGCGATTTAGGTCGAGATCGAGGCGATTAATGAGCTCTCTGGTCGAGCTGAGGGATCCAGATCGAGCAGCTGCCGAGCAGATTAACGAGAGAGCCGGATCTCAATCGCCTATTGAGCGAGTAAAATCGTTTGACCAGGTATTTGATTATCGAATGAAAACAATGCCCGATTTCTATTTTAAGGAGAGCGAGCGGATCCAGATAATTGCGCCAGAAATCCAGAATGTAATTAATTGGTCGTGTAATTAATCGGATCGATGCAATTAATTAATTGTAAAGAGGGATCGAGATCTAGGCAGATCCAGAGCTGGATCAGTATGTCAAAAGATCACAAACAAACGACAGCGATCCCCAGCATTTAACAAACAGATCCAGCAGCTGCCGATTAGGATCGAGAGGATCCAGAGCACCAGCAGCCAGAGGATCGATCCCCAGCTGGGATAAGGATCGAGAGGATCCAGAGATCGAAGGGAGATCCAGCTGATGTTAAAACGTGCACGAGATCGAGGCCCGATCCGCCTATTTTTTAACGTCAACAGATCCCCAGCTGTTCCAGATCTGACAGAAAAGTAAGCTGGGATCTCGATGGTCTCAGTATTTTTTCCCAGATCCCTTAATTTATTGAGGATCCCAGCTCTATTCTCTGATCTGTTCTATTTTCCCTTATTTTTATGGGTTTTTTTCTTGTTTTTGGCGACATTGAGGAAGATTCGAGGCGGGCGAGTGCCATGGGGGGGTATACCCGTACCGTATACAACTACCACCAGAGATTGGGAAAATAAGACCGTAAACCAGACCCCCCATATGGGCTCTTGTCATCTATTAATGGCGAAGGAGATAGCCCTAGCTGGGGATTTGTAAACAGTAATTGTAAACAAAGGTTGCAATTCTACCCTTAATAGTGTATTTGTTAATGTAACTTCCATAAGAGAAGGTTCACGAGCAGTGATACTAGAGCATAATTCCGTAAAATTCGATATAGAGATGGATCACGCCCTGTCTCTAGACTTCGATGATGATGATGGCGTGATCATTACCACCTATTTAACGGCTAATGGGGATGATGAAGCAGAAGAAGTCGATACAAAGCTCGAGACACTGATTGATGAGTGTCTAGAGTTCTACAAGTTTGATGGAAATTACCAGACTTTGTATTGCATCATTCACGAGATGGAGCGTCTGACGGGTATCTTACGAGATGCAGCTCAGAAGATGGAAGATAATACGCTTATTGAAGACTTATTCGATGTCGATATGGACGATTTACCTGAGGTGGATGACTAGATGATAGCCCCAACCGTCCTAAACAAGCCAAAGCTCCCTAAAAGTGTCGTAGGACGTGTTGGAGAGAACCTCGCAGCTTACTATTTGGAGTCTATAGGGTTTGAATGCTCGATAGTAGACCGCAGAGGAGCTGATATTTGGTGTCGAGCTCCTAATAAGCAGCTATTTGGCTTAGAAGTTAAGTCTGCCTATGCTCAGCCTTCTAATGGTGGGCTTTATGCGTTCACTTTCACAAAAAAAGAGGCAGACCAGTATATGCTGACCTGCCTTGATACGAATATTGTCCGGATCTTCTCTCGAGAGAGACTATTGGAGCGTATGAAATCGAATACCATGCACTTTAAGGCTCATGAGTTCGATCTGGAGATGATGTACGAGGATATAGAGCGATTAAAGAGGTTCTACTCCTAACCTTTGCTCGAGATAAGATATATAAAGATACCCCCTATATATATTTACCTTTCCGAACACTAAGTTCGATTATATCACATAAAGCTCACTCTGTAAATCCTCTTTATTGACTTTCTTAATGTAACATGAGATAATAGTTACACCAGCTGATGATCAATCTTGTTTATATTCGTGCCGCTATCGAGGCCAACACTGGTATCCGCCTATCCCTAGAAGAGACTAGAGAGTATTTGCTCGAGGAAGGTCTCATCTCGAGAAAGGATGATGCGGTGATCTTCACTGGTTATGGTGACCTTTATTGGACAGATGTTCCCACTCGAGATGTGGATGATAATGATGACCAAGAAGGATTACCTGATCATTATGTACCGGGATCCTAGGAGATGAATATGCAACGTAAGAAGAAATCAGGTGGTAAGGACTGCGGAGCCTCTAATCCACCAGCACAAAAAGGTACGCCTAAGATGATGGGCGGAGGCTATGCTATGAAGAAGCCAAAGATGGCTTATGGTGGCATGGCGAAGAAGAAGTGATCTTCGTAGGGGTTTTGCTCTTCTGTGCTAGTGAAGAGCTTACCTCTTGCCAGATTACTAGCAAGAAACAGTCTTTTGCCACTTTATTAGAGTGCCAGCAAGAGACAGCAATGGTTACCCAAACAGCTGCCCTAAAGGGTTTCTTTGCTAGAGGGTATTGCGCTCCAGTTGAGGCGGGTATTCCGCTTTAGCAAAACTAATGTAGCAGTAAAGCTGATATAATTACCTCAGTAGTTGATTTTATGGAGGTAATTATGCTACAATGTCTATATAACTGGTTTTCCCGTGTAGTTGAAAGAATTCAAGAAGCTCAGATGCGTCGAGTGGCACATTGGCAGCTTCATAATATGAGCGATAGAGAACTACACGATATTGGTATCTCTCGAGGACAAATTAGAGAGGTCTTACAGGGTGAGAGATGTGCTTCCTAGCCTTAGTGCTATACGGACACTCATTTTTAGATGGCTACTATAAGGCGTGTTACTATGATTGTGGCACGTCTTATCTAGATAGGCACTATCGCGTTCATCCTGATTATATCTGCCCAGCGAGGATAAAGGGATGATAGCGGAACTAGCCGCCTTTAATGCCGCGTTTGGTGTTGTTAAGGCAGCGATTAACAACGGAAGAGATATAGCATCATGCGCCAAACAGATAGGTGACATGATCGGCGCCGAAGAAGAGCTTAAACAGCGAGGCGCTAAGAAGAAGAATAGTATGTGGTCTGCCCTAGCAGGTAAGGACACGAGCGACTTCGAAGAGTTTATGGCTCTGGAGAAGATCAAGCAACAACGCAAAGAACTCCTTTCATCATTACAGCTTTATGGACGCGCTGGGCTCAAGGATGACTTTCTAAGATTTGAGATAGAAGCGCGTAAAGCACGTAGGCAAGCAGCAGAAGACGCTAAGAAGCGGAAAGTGCAAATGACTGAGTATATCGTTGGGTTCATCCTAGTTGGCTCAGGAATAGCGATCCTAGGAGTTGTTTTATATGCCATCGGGGCAAACCAAGGACGCTGGTAATGGCTAGAGTAGATAAGAGTAAGATGGCTTGTAATAAGCCACGCAGAACATCCGGTGGCTCTAAGAAGTTTGTTGTTAAGGCTTGCAAGGATGGCAAGGAGAAGATCGTCAGATTCGGAGATCCGAATATGAAGATTAAGAAGAGTAATCCTAAGCGCCGTAAGAGCTTTCGGGCAAGGCATAAATGTTCAACTGCTAAGGATAAGTTTTCCGCGAGATACTGGTCATGCAAGAAGTGGTAAGCCCAGATCCAATTATAATTTGAGGTATCTATGTCCTTAGTTAGAAATATTAATAAGCGTAAGAAGGCGGGTACTTCTCGTTCTAAGAAGAACAGCACAATAAGCGATAAAGCTTATAAGCAGATGCAGAAGGGCTGGCCTAATTCGAAGAATAACAAGGCTAAGAAGAAATGAGAGCCTATGGCCTCAGAGGCACCTATGAGAAGGTACGAGCGGCTAACGGACCTGCCCAACATATCGCATGTGCAATGTGCGGTCTTATTATGGCAGGGATGTTCGTAACGCATGTGGATACCACGCTCATATGCATTTGGGGATCGCTAAGCGTATTTGTTGTAGTAGCTACAGTATGGCTTCCTAGAATTCTACTAAAGTACACGCTTTTAGCAGACTTTGTTTTTAGCATGGTGATCTTGTTCCAGTACATGATGTACGAGGCGCCTAAGCCCATGCAAAACGTATATTATACTATGACTGCGACAGGCATGGATCAGGCAGTACGTCCTATGACCCATATGCCAATGACCACAGTTGATGAGGTAGCACACGCAGCAGCATTGATATGGCTGGCTGGGTGGAGCCTCTATCTAGCAAACCTCGTCCACAGACAGATTCTCGAGCATAAAAGATTTGTAGATGTCCACTGAACAGCTTGTCCCCATTATCATCGCTCTAATCTCAGCAGGTGGTCTTTGGACCTATCTGGCAAAACGTGCAGAGCATAAGTTCAAAGCCTCTCAGGAAGATAAGAACCAGAGAGCTGAGTTTCAGGAAACTCTCAAGGAACAAGTGGATCGCTTGTCTGAGAAATTGGACAAGGTGCTTGAGGACAAAGAGCAGTTGCTCCGTGAAGTATCAGAATTAAAGGCATCGCTCGCGAGAGCTGAGGCCACTATCCAACATCTTGAGCAAAGGCTGATGAGCAAATGAGTGAGAAGAAGCCACTTACAGAAAGACAGCAGAAGTTTGTAGATGCTATCGTAGGCGAAGCAGGTGGAGATATTCGTACCGCTATGGATATTGCAGGGTATTCCAAGCACACGACTATCAAGGAAGCCGTTGAGCCTGTTAAAGATCACATCGTTGAAGCAGCGCAGATGATGATTGCGATGAGCGCACCCAAGGCAGCAGTTGGTTTAACAAATGTTATCACAGACCCAAGTGCTCTAGGTGCTCGCAATGTCGTAGCTGCGGCTCGGGAAGTACTAGACCGAGCAGGTGTGGTAAAACGTGAAACCCTAGAAGTTAAAGGTCCAGAGGGCGGAATCTTTATTCTCCCACCTAAGCAAGAGGCTTAATGACCGATCATCCTGATTTCCCAGAGAAACGCAGGACTACGCCCACCCAGCGCATAGCATATGGATATATGCCAGCACCGGATGACCCCTGCATTCTCATACCCGATCCTGATATGGTGCCATATATTATTGAGGCACTAGACTTTATCGATGGTGGCGGATCTCTACGAGAGACTGCTACATGGCTCAGTCAAAAGACTGGGAAGAAAATTTCACACCAAGGCATCAACAAGATCTGGAAAGAGCGCCGAGGTGTAGACCCTAAGAACGAGCGGGAAAAGCGCCAAAGGAAGGAACGCCGAGCTCGTGCTCCGAAGACTGGTCCAGACAAGGCCAAGGCTAAGATCAAGCGTAAGGCAGCTGACGCAAAGCGCGTCCTGACTATGCAGAAAAAAAAACTGGAAAACTGGGAAGACCGCAGCAAGCCCAAAGAAGATGCGCTTAGCAGTGTAGTAGGTATCTCAGACACTCTAGATTTTGAGGCAGTCCCAGAAGAACGGGAAGTGATCTTCACTCCCAACCCCGGACCCCAAACAGAGTTCCTAGCCGCCAGTGAACGTGAGGTACTATATGGAGGCGCAGCCGGAGGTGGAAAAACCTACTCGCTTATAGCGGATCCAATGCGGTACTTCGACAACCCACAGTTTAATGGTCTAATCTTACGTCGAACCAATGACGAACTACGTGAGATTATCTGGAAGACCCAAGAGATATACCCTAAGGCTTTTAAAGGTGCGAAGTGGCAAGAAAAGAAGAGCCAGTGGGTATTTCCAAGCGGAGCACGATTGTGGCTCACTTATCTTGAGCGTGACGAAGATGTTCTAAGATACCAAGGGCAAGCGTTTAGCTATATTGCTTTTGACGAACTTACGCAGCATCCAACGCCCTTCGCTTGGAACTATATGCGCTCTCGTTTGCGTACAACAGATCCGGATCTACCGATCTTTATGCGAGCGACGACAAACCCGGGTGGACCGGGGCATGGCTGGGTAAAAGCAATGTTTGTAGACCCAGCACCAGCTAACACAGCGTTTGCTGCTACAGATATCGATACAGGCGTAGAGCTAAGGTATCCTGATAGCCATCCTGAAAAAGCTGGACAGCCTTTGTTCAATAGGCGGTTTATACCTGCATCGTTGTATGATAATCCTTACTTGTCCAACGATGGTGCATACGAAGCCAACTTGTTGTCATTGCCAGAGATGCAGAGACGACAGCTCTTGGAAGGGGATTGGGCGATTGCCACAGGAGCAGCCTTCCCAGAGTTTAGAACAAGCGTACATGTCGTAGATCCATTCGAGATACCGAATACATGGCGTAAGTTTAGAAGCTGCGATTATGGGTATTCGAGCTACAGTGCGGTACACTGGTTTGCTGTAGATCCTAGCTACGAGACACTGATTGTTTATCGAGAGCTGTATCTCAGTAAGCACACAGGCCGAGACTTAGCCAAGGCGGTCATGGAAGCAGAGGCACAAGATAGTATTTCCTACGGCATACTCGACAGCTCATGCTGGCACAACAGAGGGCAGATAGGCCCGAGTATTGCAGAAGAGATGATCTCTATGGGTTGCAGATGGCGCCCATCAGATCGAACCGCAGGAGCCCGAGTAGCAGGTAAGAACAGGCTACATGAGCTGCTAAAGATTGATGAAGATACGGAGCAGCCCGGAATAGTCTTCTTTAACACCTGCAGACAGATCATTGCTGATCTACCAGTTATCCCTAGCGATCCTAAAGGTAGTGACGATATTGATCCTCGTTATGCATCAGACCACGCCTATGACTCGATCCGATATGGGATCATGTCGAGACCACGATCTCTAAGTCCGTTTGATGATGGAAGAGGCGTACCACACAGGCAATGGCAACCCTCAGATAGTATATTTGGATATTAAACATGGCATTGATGGATCCACCCAAAAACATCCCTGACGATATGACTGATGAAGATAATGTTGTATCTCTAGAAGAGGATGGAGATGTTGAACAAGAGAACATGGAATACTCTGGCCTTGTCGGGGTAATCGATGATGCCTTCCAGAAATCGAAGGATGCCCGTCTAACAGACGAAGACCGTTGGCTAGATGCGTATCGTAATTACAGAGGTTTATACGGACCAGACGTACAATTTACAGATACAGAGAAGTCCCAAGCTTTTGTTAAGATCACGAAGACAAAGGTACTTGCTGCGTAACATTTGAACCTGCGAAGAAAGCAGCTCAAAACCTAGAGAAGAAGATGCATGATCAGCTTGAAGAAAGCGCTGCATCTAAACATCTACGCTCTATGTCTTTCGAGATGGCCCTGTTTGGCACAGGTATCCTAAAAGGACCGTTTGCGTATGACAAAGAATACCCGCGTTGGACAGCAGAGGGTGAATACGATCCTGCCTTTGAGACTATTCCAAAAGTGGAATATGTTTCTATGTGGGACTTCTACCCAGATCCAGACGCTCGTAATATGGATGAGGCAGAGTACACGGTACAACGCCATCGTCTAAACCGTACTCAGATGCGTCAGCTAAAGAACCGTCCTCACTTCCGTGATGAGTCTATCGAGCTGGCAATCGATATGGGAGCTGCGTATATCCGAGAATATTGGGAAGATACTCTAGAGGATGCGCAGAACAAATCTGACATTGATCGATACGAAGTCTTAGAATACTGGGGTGTGGTAGATAGCGATTTGGCATTAGAAGCCGATATCGAACTGCCCGAAGATTTAGAGGACCGCGATCAGGTACAGATTAATGCGTGGGTTTGTAACGGACAGATCCTACGTTTGGTTCTAAATCCATTCACTCCAACACGCATACCATACGCTGCTGTACCTTACGAAGCTAACCCCTACAGTTTCTTTGGAATTGGTGTTGCCGAAAACATGTCGGACACTCAGTTGCTCATGAACGGCTTCTATCGGATGGCAGTGGATAATGGTGCTTTATCAGGTAATTTGCTAATTGAGATCGATGAGACCAATTTGGTTCCCGGTCAAGATATGTCAGTCTATCCCGGCAAGGTTTTCCGCAGACAGGCCGGAGCCCCGGGTCAAGCCATCTTCGGCACTAAGTTCCCTAACGTAAGCCAAGAGCTTATGATGATGTTTGATAAGTCTCGCCAGCTTGCAGACGAGGCGACAGGTATTCCATCTTATAGCCACGGAACCACTGGTGTTATGGGCGTAGGTCGTACCGCAGCAGGTATGTCTATGCTGATGGGTGCAGCTCAACAGGCGATCAAAACAGTTGTACGCAACATTGACGACTATCTATTGGCACCGCTTGGTAAAGCACTCTTTAGTTTCAACATGCAGTTTAACTTCGATCCACAGTTTGTGGGTGATCTAGAGGTTATCCCGCGTGGCACAGAAAGCTTGATGCGTAACGAGGTGCGTTCACAGCGCCTACTACAATTCATGCAGATGACTGGTAATCCACAGATGGCACCGTTTGTTAAGTACGATTATATCCTACGTGAGCTTGCGGCATCTATGGATCTCGATGAGGACGGTATCCTAAATGATCCTCGCGAGGCAATGGTCCAAGCAAAAATGATGGCTGAGATACAGGCTATGATGCCACAACAGCCACAGGCTCCACAGGAAGCGGCAGGAGGGCCACCAAGCCCATCTGACCCTACCCAGACAGGGAACGGTAATATCGCTCCCGGAGCAGCTCCTGAGCCCGGTGCTGAGGGCTATACAGGTGCAGGGGGCGGAGACAATGGAGGACAACCTCCCGAGCAACCTAATGGACAGCCACCAGTACAATAATGGATAAGAAATTTTGTAGAAGCATTCTTCTGATGGTTAATCAGAAGGATACATACGAGATGCTACAGGACTATGTGGAATACCGCATAGCAACCTTACGAGAGCAGCTAGAGAACGCTCACGATATAGATCAGATGCGCCAGATCCAAGGCAGCATTCGAGAGCTGAAGCGTTTCAAAACCTTACGCGATGAAATTGTGACAGGAGCCAAGTAATGGCTAACTTGGATACCGTTCTAGGTAATCAGACAGACAATCTAGAAATGGCATCTATGCTGCCAGCGGCTGATGACGATACTACGCCATCTAAGCCTAAGGACGAGTGGAACCCTCTAGGACTTGCACAGGAGTCTTGGGAGTCAGCAACATCTCGGTTTAAAGACGCTGGCTATACTGAGGTAGATCCCGAGTGGCCTCTACTTATTCAGGGTCTTGCTCGAGCAAATGATTATCTAGCGGATATGGGTCTCGCTGGTCTCGACTTGGTTGATACTGCAGCTCGATCAGCAATCGGTACAGTGTCTGAGTTAGTCACACGATCTGATAGTTCGCAGAAACGTCTAGAAGGCGATCTGATGGCGATGCCGGAAGCCTTTGCTGGGGCAGGGGTGGCTAGAGCTACAAATGCTATAGACGATGCTATCGAGGCAGGTTCTGATGCGATTAG